GCTCCTCCCGTGTGCCGAGTGCGGCGGTGATTCGCTGGCACAGGTCGCAGTGCCGATCCGGTTCGCCCTCTCTCGGCTCAGGGCACGAGTAGCAGCACACGGCGTGCTGAGCGTCGGCGAGCAGGTCGAGCAGCGAACGCTCCCGCTCGGCGGCGAGGCGGGCACGAGTCATCCACCCCTGCATCACGTAGTCACAATGCCCATTGTCGGCGGGTATGGTCGCGTGAAACAGCTTCCGTTCCGCGTCGTAGTCGAATGGGTCGCTCATGCTCCCCTCGCTTTCTCGGTTCGCAGAATCTCGGGGGCGTTGTCGCCGTCCTGCACGTACTCTCGCAGCGTGGTGATAGCCCAGTCTCGTAGATCGCTCTCAATCGAGAGGAATTTATCCCAACACCAATCAGGACTTACGAGGATCAGTCCGGCCACCATGCGCTTCTGCACGTCGTGGCCTGCGGCACGGAGAAGAATCTCCGCAATTAGATCGTGCGATTGCCAGTTGATTTTCGCCCCGTCGAGGTTCGCCCCGTCGAGGTTCGCCCCGCGGAGGTACGCCCCGTCGAGGTTCGCCCCGTCGAGGTTCGCCCCGCGGAGGTCCGCCCCGCAGAGGTCCGCCCCGTCGAGGTTCGCCCCGTCGAGGTTCGCCCTACAGAGGTACGCCCCGCGGAGGTTCGCCCCGCAGAGGTCCGCCCCGCAGAGGTCCGCCCCGCTCTTAACCGCTTGCTGTAACGCCGCAAGCATCGTGTCAGCTTCGCACTCGTAAAGCGTGCGACCATCGAAACGGCAAGTGATTTTCATGCTTCCCTCGCTTTCTCGGCCTCGCGTGCGGCCTCCAGCGTGCTATACAATTCGTCGTCCCATGCTTCAAACTGAGAGCCGCACACCAGCCATCGTCCTTTTGTGAGACGGTGCGGTCCTTCGATGTCTCGCACGGTGATTTCGCCAATCCACGGCTCATCGTCTTCGTCCGACATCACCCAGTACGTGCCGCCGTACACGATTGGCACCCCGTCCGCCGTCTTCGGCAGCGCCGCCTCCAGCGTTCGCAGGCGTGCGATTTCTTTCGACTGTTTACACAACGTACAGTCGCAATCGTCTCCAAGAGATAACATCCTGCACGCTCCTGGTTTGTAGGCGAGAGCTTGTCGCAGGCGGTCCAACTCGGCCGCCAGGGCGTCACGCTCGTCTCGCAACTCGTCTATCTGCGTCATCAGGCCAGCGATTTTCAACGCTGAAACTTTTCGCTCGCTATACACACCGTCGCAGAACGCTCCGCACAGATCCGGTGCGTAGCCGGTGCCGTTCTTCATGCTGTACTCGAACTCACAGCCGCAGCGTTTGCAGATGCTCATTCCTCGATCCTCCGTATCGTTCCACGTACCGTTCGCACCAGCCAGCCATCGGCGAACTCAACGAGGAACTTGCCGCGTACTGCCACGAGCAGACGGCAAGGCTGCCCGTGACGCTCCGGCAGAAGTCGGCGGCCGATCCAGACGTGAGTCATGCGAATAACCGACCTTTCGCATCGTTTGTCAGCAGTACTTCTGGTGCATCGCCGTTCGACTGTTTCCGGCCGGTGAACTCATGCCACTGCCACAGCCCGGCCGGGTACAGTTCCTCAATCAGTGGATGCCGGTAGAACCTGCACACCACCATGGCGCGGCGGAACTCGGCGAGACGGTGAGCGAGTCGCCGATGATCGTCCTCGGAGAACCTGTGCCGATACTTCGCGCCCGGGCCGGGAAATGGCGGATCGCAGTAGATCGCGTAGCGGTCCAGGTCTTCGCACTTGGCGAGGAAGTCGAAACAGTCCATTGACACCACGTTGACCTTTTGCAGCACGCGCCGCCACGCGATAAGCGACTTGACCGCCGAGCGGTAGCGGGCATTCGAGTCGCCACCGTTGCAGTTCCACCGCACGGAAACCCCGCCGTTGAACTCATCAGCGGTCCCGGCCTTGCCGCTGCGCCCCATCCAGCAGGCGATGAAGTAGTGAAATGCTGCGTCCAGATCGTATTCGTCCTCTGGAGCGGGCCAGTCGTGCATCTTGAGCCACGCTTGTGAGCGGTCGAGCGCATCCTCGCAGAACGGTACTCGCCGCAGCATCCGATAGAGTTTCGGGCCGCTGGTTGGATGAGCCATAACACGGGCCAGGTTCACCACGTGCCGGTGAAGATCGTTTGCCACGATCGTGTGAGCATCGACCTCCAGGACTTCCGGCATCGCACCCGCGAATGGGATTCCGACCCACCGGCTTCCCAGCAGTAGTTTGCCAACTTCAGCCGCCATCATTCTCGCGCAGCCGAAGTACGGCACGATCGCCGTCGTGATAGGCTTTGTCGTCTTTACGGCTCCTGTCATCACCCTTCCTCCGCCACGGTCCGGCACAGCGCCTCGGCCACCGGAGGCGATGTGAAGCCGCCAGCGCCACAGAACAGGTCCGCCGCGTCGAATTTCCGGTTCGCTTTCATCGGTGTGCCCCTCACGCCGCGTCGTTCTTCGGCTGCGCGTACTCTGGATGCCGGCTCCAGAACTCGGCGAACAGGTCCCCGATCTGCTCGGCCGCCTTTTCGCCGACGCCTTTCAGCTCGTGATGCCACCAGACACCGCCCTTGTTCATCGTGTCGGAGAGCTTGCCGAGCGTCTTGACGCCGGCCGTTCGCAGCGCGTTGGTCACGCGGTCCGGCGCGCCAAGGTGCGAGACATCGCGCCGGCGCCAGCCATTGGCATCGGTGTCTTTCCCGTGCGCCGCATCGCGTTCGTCCTCAGCCAGCTCTTCGGTATCGGCATCGTCATCGTCGAAGTCGTCGCTGGCATCCTCGAGCTTCGACACGCTCGCAATCCGCAGCTCGCCCTTGCGCTTGGCGAAGTGGCTCAGCGTCTCGACGTCCACGTCGCCGATCGAGAACGTCAGGCCGGTGGTGATGTCCTTCGGGCCCATGCTGAAGCGCTTCACGTCGAACGTGGCCTCGATCTCGGGCTTATCGCCTTTGAACAGGTGCTTCTGGTTGGGATCTTCATCGGCGGCAACCACGACCACCTGGCCGGTGAGTCGTCGGCCGCAGAACAGCTCTTCAGCAGTCTCCAGTTCGACCTGCTCGCGATCCAGCTTGATGCCCAGGCGGGCAGTGCCGTCGCCGATCGAGACGTTGCCGAAGCTGACACCGAGTTCGTAGCGGGACATGAGAGAGTCCTTTCGGGAGAGGGAGGGGTCAATCAATCGCGTACACTTTCACCGTCGTTTCAAATCGCGGACCGTAGCGCTTGCTGAGCACGTGGTCTACCACCTGGGAATCGTCGTACCATACGACGCCGGTGAGCGCGTCTTCGATCGCACGGGCCAGCTTCAGGGTGTCGGGCCGCAGCGTCGGATACTCGGGCGCGTTGCCTTTCACCACGCCAGCGTTCTTGCCGGTGCCGAAGTGGCTCAGCGGGCGCTCGCGCCGGAACGTGATCTCCAATCGAATCGGCCCCGCCGCGAGCGTGTCAGGGAAATGCTTCGCCGCCTCGCGGGCGATGTGACGCCGCCACTCCTGCAAGTCGCGGTTGTCGTCGCGCACGATGAGCACGGGCCGGCCGTTCTTCATCACGGCTTTGCCGTTGCGGTACACCGGCTGGGCGATCTTCGAGCCCTGCGGCTTCTGCGCGCCTACGACGGTGAACTCCACCAGGAGTCGCGGGCCCGTCGAGGGGAGAATAGTTTGCTGGGTCACTGGTGAGCCTCCGTGTTGATGCCGAGTTCCTTGCGCCGCTCCTCGACCAAGCGAGCCAGCGCGGCCTCCTGTTCCTCGGGCGTGAGCGCGGCGAAACGCTGGCGGGTCTCTTCGACGCGCCGCTCCACGGCAGCGATGTCATCGGCGGTCAGGTCGGGGTGGTGCTCACGCATAGCGGGCGAACTCCTCGTGGCCTTCAAACGGACGCTCCTCACACTCGAACAGGGTGCGGTACGGAATCCAGCGGAGATCGAAATCCCCCGTCTCGCCGTTGCGGTTCTTCAGGATCTGCAGCTTCGCGGGCTTGTCGTTGTAGGCGTCCGCCTCCGGCGTGGCGCCGCGGTGCTTCTTGTCGGTATGGAGAAACGCCACCACGTCGGCGTCCGCCTCGATGTCGCCGGACTCGCGCAAATGGCTTAGTCGAGGTGTCGGCTCCTTGTCCGCTTCTCGGCCCAGCTGTGCCAGGCAGAGCACCGGTACGTCCAGTTCCCGGGCGAGTTCTTTCAGGCCTCGCGTCATTTCGCCCACCTGCTCGTAGCGATTGGCCTTGCGATCGCTCGGCGTAAGGCGCTGCAGGTAGTCGACCACGACCAGATCGAGGCCTTGGCGTTTCAGACGCCGCGCCTGCCGACGGACGTCGTAGACCGTCGCGCCGGCGCGGTCGTAGATCCGCAACCAGTTGGTGGCCAGCGGTCCCGCGTGCGACGCAAGCTGTGCCTGGTCCTTGTCGCTGATGTCGGCGGTGCGAATCTTCCGGCTCGACACGCCCGCCTTGGAACACAGGATCCGCGTGGCCAGCTCGGCCGCCGACATCTCCAGCGAAACGAACAGCACCGGCCGCTTTCGCGCCGCGAAGTGAGTGGCGATCTGGCACGCCAGCGAGGTCTTCCCGACGCTCGGCCGGGCCGCGAGGATGAACAGCTCGCCACGGAACAGGCCGCCGATCTGCTCGTCGAACAGGGTCAACCCGGTCATCAGGCCGGCGGTTCGCTGGCGGGCCATCACGGCGTCGATCTTCGTGATCGCCTCGGCCACAGCCTCCGACATCGGCACTGGTTCGCCGTCGTGCTCGGCAGTCTCGATCTCAACCAGGTCGCGCTCCAGTGAGTTTAAGATCTCCTCGGGCTCCGCGGCGGCATCGTAGGCGTCCCGTAACGTCGCGGCGGCGGCGTGGATCAGCCGGCGGTAGCGAGCCTTCTTGGCGACGATCGCCGCGTAGTGGCAGGCGTGGGCCGCATGCGGGATTCCCTGCATAACTTCGGCGATGTAGGACACACCGCCAACAGCCTCTAGTTCGCCCGACTCGCGGAGCCTGTTCACAATCAGCCCGATGTCGATCGGTTCGCTGCGGTCGTGCATCGACACGAGCAGGCCGAACAGCTTGCGGTGAGCGTCCGCGTGGAAGTCATCGCGGCATACGACCTCAGCCAGGTCATCGAGGCTGGATGGTTGCAACAGCGCGGAGCCGATCACCCAGCGTTCGGCGTTGAGGTCTTGTGGCGGCAGGCGATCGAGCAGTTCGGGGTTGAGCTTTTTCATGGAGTCACCTGCTTACGGCGAAAGACCGGCCTGCGTTCCGGCGGTGACTCGTTGGGAGGTGGATGCTTCACCGTGGAGAGAGTCTTCCAGGCCCCGCCGATGGCGCAGTCGAGCGAGTACCGGAAGACTTCCCATGACGGGTAGAGCCGCATCCAGGCCGTGATGCGTTCCTCGGGATCGGTGAGCGGACCGTGCGCCTTGGTGCGCGCTGCCAACCACTGCTGGAGTCGCTGGCGAGTCTCGTCGGTGTCCCAGCTTTGATCAGGAAAACAGATTCGAGCGAAGCCCAAAGTGGGGGTGAGCCGTATCGTGCCTGGCTCTGGCTCTGGCTCTGGCTCTGGCTCTGGCTCTGGCTCTGGCTCTGGCTGTGGAGTTTCCCTTGCGTTTCCCTGGAATTTCTCTGGTGAATGACTGGAGTTTCTAGGCCGTCCGCTCGACTGGCGACGCGGTGGTGTGCCGTCCCAAAATGTTAGACAGGCATCACTTAGAGATTGCCGCCAAGAATTATCCGCGTGGTCCTGGATGTCGTGAATGACGAGACGGTGCGGCAATTTAACTTCATCCAGCCATCCCACTTTAACAAGAGCGCCAATGAGTTCATCCGGGTTTCCGTCCCATTCGATGCCTTTTGCGATCGCTGAATTGGACCACTTTCCAATGTCTCCTTGAATTGCGTACCGCGCAGCCCAGTGCCAAATTGACTCCAAAATTCCAACCGCCTGGAATTTTCGGATGCCGAGCAGGTCGCACAACATCAGCGTTTTTGGGTGGTCCGGCGTTCCTCTTTTCATGTCCGCGATCTCCGTGTCGCCTCGTTCCGTCTACCGCCGGCCGTGTTGCCGCTCCCGTCTCCGCTCTTCCCGCTCGATCCTGGCCGCCGCATTGCGGTCGCTGAAGTCGCCGCCCTCATCGGGCGCGTCGTCGAAGACGATCTTGCACCGTTTGCACCAGAAGTTCCGGTCGCCCTCTTCGTAGACCTGGTCGGTGCGTTTGCACTTGATGCAGCGCGCGGTCATTCGTCGAAGTCCTCACACGGCCCGCCGTAGTCTTCGTCAGTGCCGAAGCCGGCCGACGCGAGACCGGAGACATGGTCGCCATCCATGCCGTCGTAGTCGTCGTCACAATCCTCTTCTTCTTCGTCGAGGCACGGACACTCGCAGTCTTCCGGGTCGATGATGCTGAACCACGTATCCTCGCCGTCACAGTCACAGGCTTGGCCGCAGTCGGGACATTCGTGCATGGCGTTCTCCTTTCAGTGCGGACGGCTGGACTTGCACCAGCATGAGGCTACGGCGGTCGAGTTCGCCTCTCTGGAGACGTGTCGGGCTACTGGCCACCGACAAATACCACCGCTCTCGACCGCAAGTGCCGGTCTTTCCCGGCTGTCACCACGCGCCCGATATTTTGCACAAGCGGCCTCACAGCTTTCGCTGGTCTTTGCCCGTCGGGAGCAAGTGGTTAGGCTGTGCAGTGGCCGCGGCTGGATTCGAACCAGCGATCTCCTGGTTATGAGCCAGGCGAGGACAACCATGCTCCTCCACGCGGCGCCAGCATCGGCCGCCATGCCGTCTTGCGACTCAGCGGGAAAGGAAAGGAAAACAATCCCGCGTGCATGGCGGCCGGGCGGTACTCACTTTCTTGGCCGACGGAGCGTCTTGAGCTTCGCCTCAAGCTTCTCCTCGACCTTGGTTACTCCCATCACGGTCAACTCGCCAGTCTCCGCGCCGTTGGCAATGCGCTGCCGAATTGCCAGCGACTGCGCCGGATCGGTCAGCCGCTCAATGGCGTGGAGCAGATCGTCGTACAGCTCGGGCGGCGGCGCCTCGCTTTCCGGCGAGGGATCTTGCGACTGCTGTTCCTCCTCGCCAGGCTCTTCCTGGACATACTCGTTGTCTGTCGGAGGCAACTCCTGGGATTGGTCCTCAGGCTCTGGCTGCGGAGGCGAGAGCTTATCCGCAAGCGCCTCCGTGCGCGTCTTTCCGCTGTCCGGCGCGGCCAGTGCCGGCCGGCCGTGCCACTGGAATGAGTCGCCGACTTCATCCGCGCACAGCTCGCCGCCGAGTTCCTCCGGAAACGCGGCCCGCAGCGCGGCAGCCTCAGCGACCTTTTCGAGTTGACCCCGCGGCCGCTTTCGCCACATCTCATTTGGGGCTCCGCCTTTCTTCGAGGCGTAGCTCTCCGACCAATACACGGTCGGCCCGGGAAACGGTTGTCGCGCACCTTCTACCAGTCGATACACGGTGATCTGCGCCCACTCGGGATGGACAACCTTGACCGTTTCGTTATCGGTTGGAAACTCGCTCGTAAGGTCGGGACCGAATGACGTAGGGTCGCGTCCGGCGTACTTGCCGGTGCGGAATGCCGTGGTCCGCAATTCCGAGATCGACGGCCAGACGGTCTCAACGTACCGCCGCGCCTTGTTGTCCCAGATCGGCACGATGTGGCACTGGCGTTTGAACGGATCGAGGTTGCGGGCCTTGCAGTAGGCCAGCGCGAGAATCACGCTCTCGGTCGTTTGCGCCGACGGAAAGATCGCGTCAGTCAGCGCTCGCCATGCGGACTGGTCGACGCCAAACCGCTCTTGCAGAGCGGGGTGGTATGGAAGTCGCGCCCGGGCGATGGCCGGAGGCGCCGCATGATTGACGGTAGCCGGGGTAGTGCTCATATCAGTCCCTCGCTTTCTTCAGCCGCAGCACGCGGCAAGTGCTTTCAGTAACCAGTTCGCCATATAGTTCCGGGTGCTCCGCCCGAAGTCGTTTCACGTCGCAGCGCGGAGCCGAGCGCTGTGACAGGTAGGTCAGCATCCGGCCGTCAGGCAGCCGGCCCGCCTCAGATTCGCCCAGCATGGCCAACAGCTTCGCCGTGGCGTCCTCGTAGTCGGCATTGGCATTCTTCATCTGCTCGGCGGCGAACTCGCGTTGCAGCCACAGCGCGGCCGCTTCCTCGCCCAGATCGACGCATGAGCCGGGAGCGCGCCGCAGCAGCCTGAGCACCTCGATCGACGGTGCGCTCGATTCGGGTGGGCAGCGCGGCGTGACGTGCCGCTCCCAGAACTCGATTTCCCGATTCACCAGCGTGCTGATGATCGGATCGGATCGAGGCACCAGATAGAGCCGCCACTCAAATCGGAATCCGGCCATCGCGGCGGCCACCCAGACGCGATCGAGCCCGGCGACGTACATCTGATGCTGGACCTGGAGATTCACGTGGTCCGGCACCTCGTCGGTCCCTTCGGCTCCCCAGTCCTGTACGGAGTTTGGTCCAACGTATTTAGCCTCTACAGCCTCGGCGCGGTCGCAGACCATCGCGTCGAAGTTGGCTGCCATGATCCCGCCGTCGCGGCCAGCGGAGACGAGGGAGACATTGCGACGGAGCGCGACCCCAAGACGCTCCGCCGCAAAGTCCAGGATGGCCGGCTCCAGACGGTTGCCGGTCTCCATCGCCTCGGTAGTCTGGTCGTCGGACTCGTAGACCTTCGAGTAGTAGACGTCGGCCGGGGTGCGCCACGGCGACAAGCCGACGATGGCCGGAGCGTCTGACGATCCCAGATGGTTGCGCCGCGCGAGTCGTTGCTGTTCGGTAATCATGGCTTTACCCCCTTCACCTTTGCCACTACCTGGTCGAGCAGATCCCCGATCGCCTCGGCCGTCGCATCGTCGCACGGCAGATGGTCGATGATGTCCGGCCACTGGTCGGCCAGATCCAGGAGCCGCTCGCACCAGTCCAGGGCGCGGTAGCGGTCGTAAGCCTTCCGTCGGGCGATCTGGCGGGCCGTGTGCGCGTCCGGCTCCAGCGCGTACTGGCGGATGTCGTCGACGCGCACGCGCCAGTGGTCGCCGTGCGCGTTCTCGATCCACACCGTGCCGTCGGAGTGCGGAGCCCGCGTCTCCGTATAGCGCCCCGGCGGCATCGCGTACAATTCGTATCTTCCGGACAACTGCCCCACGATCCCGCCGGGCAGTTGGTACGAGAGCAACTGCTCGGTCGGCGGCTGGATCACCTGCACCACTCCGCCAGGGTTGCCGCTCGATTCCGATCGCGTTACAATG